CGAATAATAACGCAATTTGGGAGTACTTCTATGAAAACGCGTTAAATAGTTCGATTAATTATCAAGAACGCTTAGACGGGTACATAGAAATAGATATGACCTTTTTCCGTAGGGGTAAAATCCAAATGGAAAAGAGCCAATTAAAAAACGGACAACCTAATTCCTACACGATAACTTTTTACGGAGATGTAACCACGCTTAAAGATTTAGTAGGCGAAGACCTATTAAGCGACCTAGATTATACAACTATAAACCACGATTACACCTTTAACGAGGTTTTTCAACGTATAATTAATTACGGAACGGATTGGGATGTATGTTACCCGCTTATAACGTCTAATCGTATATGGGAGTATTTAAGTACGCAACCGACTAGTAACGTTCCTAATTGGTTAGTTCCGTTTATGGGTTCAACGTCTAACGATATACACACGAACGCGGGCGCAATAGATTACCGTGAGTTATTCCCTTCCGTTAGGGTAAAAACAATTTTCGATATTATCGGACTTCAGTACGGGGTAACTTTTACAGGTGCGTTTTTAACCGACCCGAAATTTACACAAGCTTATTTATGGTATAAGAATAAAAACGATTTCGAGTTTAGTGGACAACCGCAACAACTTGACTTAGATACTATCATAAGTTCCTACATTCCAACTTACCCGCTTAACCTTTATGTTGACACGTCGTTAAACCAAATTACAACCCCGTTTTTTAACGGCGCTACGTGGATGAACCACGTAATTACGTTAGACGTTACTTCGGTAAGTTCTTCGACCACAAATTATTGGATAGACACGTATAGGAATGGCGCATTATTTTCTACAACCCAAGGGACGGGTGCGGCTTCTTACGGATTAGCTAATGTTACAAATGTTCAAGGGTTAAACGATGTTTGGGAGTTTTATATTCGTTCTAATTTTCCGTTAACGTTTGATTCCGAAATACAATACGAAGTTACCTACATAACTTCCGTGAATCCGATTCCTACAACGGAGTACATTCGCTATTCAAACATAACATTAAACCTTTCGGCTTTTACCGATTTAGCGCAACTTGCGCCACAAATGAAAGTACAAGATTTTATTTCGGGAATCTTAAAGCAATTTAACTTAACGTGTTTTGGTAGCGGTGTAAATGAGTACACGATTATTCCTTTAGATGATTGGTATTCTTCAGGCGCTATAATTGACATAACCGAGTTCACGGATAAAACCGAAATAGGAATAGACCGCGTAAAACTTTACAAGAAAATAGGGTTCGCCTTTGAGCAATCGAACTCGTTAATGAATAAAGCCTACTTCGAGCAAGGCTTAAAAGAATACGGGAACACGGAATACCAATACCCATACGACGGTGGAGAATTTACAATAAAAGTTCCTTTTGAGAATTTATTATTTAATCAATTTACACATTCAGGAACTCCAACGGGTTTACAAGTAGGTTATTCACTTGACCAAGCCTACGCGCCTTATATCCCTAAGCCGTGTTTACTTTACAAATATGGCGGTGTAAATTTAGTTGACCACATACACTTTACGGACGGAAGTTCTTTGTTTCAAACGAACGATTACACGATGTTTGGACAAGATTTAACGGACAACGGAATAAAGTATTCTACCAACTTTGCGCCCGAAACTTCTTCGTATTGGTTAACTCCGATTCAACAAAGCATATTTGCTACTTATTACTTTCCTTACTTGACTAACTTATTTAACCCTAAAAATAGGCTAACAACTATTAAGGCAAATTTACCCGTTTCCATTCTTACGGGGTTGCAGTTAAACGACCGCTTAATTATTCGCGACAAGCGATATTTAATTAACGAAATGAAAACGAATCTAGTAACGGGAGAAACTACGTTCCAACTATTGAACGATTTTATGCCCGTCTTCCCTATTCGGGTTATACAAACAAGTCCAAGCCAAGAAGACGTTACCGTGCCTATTACGCTTCCGAATTTTGGATTAATGGGTAATTTTTCTTCGGGAACTACGGGAGTAGTAATTACACCAAGTTCGATAAGTTCTAGTCAAACGATTAGAATAAGTTTACCGCCTGTAATTGGTAATATAAACCGAGCAACACAAAATAATTTATTAAGAACAACCGAGGCGGGACAAGAATTAGAAACGGAAGGAAGAAACGATGTTATAAGCGTAACCGCTGAATACACTTACCAAAACGGAACTACACAAACGCAAGAAATAGTAATTATAAGGCAATGAGTTATATTAATCAAATAGTCCAACTTTTACAAATAGCGGAATTCGTAGGCGAACACGAATACATAGAAATCGCAAAAGGAAAATATAAACTAAACGACAAAATCAAACCCGCGTACAAACAAATGCTTCGCGAGTTATATATAAAAAAACTAAATAGAAATGGCGGAAAAACGAACGATTGAATTAGAGGTTAAAGACAACGTAAAAAGCCTTAAGGCGCAATATAAAGAAGCCGTTGTAGAATTACAAAGGGTAAGCGCCGCCTACGGAGAAACAAGCGCCGAAGCCGTAAAAGCCGCTAAGGCAGCCGCAGAACTTAAAGACCAAATCGGATTCACGAACGATATGGTAAACTCATTTAACCCCGACGCGAAATTTAACGCTATGACCAAATCTTTTGGCGGTGTGTTAGACGGATTCCAAGCCGTTGAAGGTGGGTTAGGTTTAATCGGAGTAGAAGGCGAAGCGGTTCAAGAAGCAATGGTTCGCGTTCAAAGCGCTATGGCTTTTTCGCAAGGTTTACAAGGGGTATTAGAGGCGCGGGATTCCTTTAAGCAATTCGGTACGGTAATTAAAGACGTAGTAGCGGGATTATTCAAAAAGAACGCTGCAACGGCAGCGGGTGCAGCCGTAGATAAAGCCAATGTAGCCACTACGGTAGCGCAGGGGGTTGCTTCAACGGGGTTAGCCACGGCTCAAACGGGGGTGGCCGCTTCAACAGGGGTAGCAAGTAATGCGATGAAATTATTTAGGGTTGCTTTGATTTCTACGGGTATCGGTGCAATCGTTGTAGCGGTTGGGTTACTTATTGCCAACTTTGACAAGGTAACTGCAGCCGTAATGTATGCGCGTGAACGCTTTGAAAAATTAGGTACGGGCGTTAAAATAGTTCTTGCTATTTTGTTTCCTTTTGTGGGTATTATTTACGGAATAACCAAAGCGCTCGAAGCTATGGGGGTTATTGACGATGTAAAGACGGCTAAACTCAAAAAGAACGCAGAAGCACACACGGAATCGGTTATTAAAAGCGCGGATAAACGAGCGAATGCAATTAAAAAAGAACAAACGCAAAACGATAAAAAAGCACAAAGGGAAATAGATTTAGCAAAAGCGCAAGGTAAGGCTACTTACGAAATGGAATTATCCAAAGCAAAATCACACCTTGCAAGCGGTCGCGTTTACTTAGAAGTTCAAAAGTCCAAAATGAAGGCAATAAAAGCCGAAATGGATTTACTACTAGAAACCGAAGACAAGGATTCCGATAGATACAAGGAGTTGAAAAAACGAACGGAAGCCATTCGCAAGATAATGGACGAAACCTACAAAGACAACGTAGATACAAAACACTCCATTGAAATAATGGAAGCCGAACACCAAAAGGAAATGGCGGATAAGGCTAAGCAAGGAGCGGATAATGCAAAGCAAACCGCAGAACAAAACCGCAAAACATACATAGACAACTTAAAAAAACAAAACGACGACCAAGCTAAATTAGAAGAAGAAGCGGAAAACCAAAAACTTGCGTTAATGCAAGACGGAATAGACAAAGAAAAAGCACTTCGACAAGACGCGTTTAACGATTACCGTGATAACTTCTTAAAGGAACGAACACAAGAAGAACAAGCCGCGTTAGATAAGCAATACCAAGACGGAAAAATAAGCCGTGAGGAATATAATAAACAAGTAGAAGAACTAAGGTTAAACGCTGAATCTAAACTAACGGAACAAGAACGACAAATACTTGTAAGCGCTAAAGATTTATTAAACAAAGATTTACTAGCAATAGACGAAAAACATTTAGCCGAAGCAAACAAACAAAAAGAAGAAGACGAAAAGAAACGACAAGAAGAATTTAAGACACGATACAAAGAAGTTTCGGAACAAAACTACCAAGCCACTTTAACCGAGCAAGAACGCGAACTATATTTACTTAATCAAAAGTACGCGGAAATGGAGCTAATGGCAAAAGGTAACGCGGAACAAGAAAAGACCATAGCCGAAGCCAAAGGTCGCGAACTAGACGCGATAAACAAAAAGTACGACGAAGAAGACAAAGCGCGAAGGGAAGCAAGTATTCAACGTAACGCTGATTTCGCTAAACAAGGGTTAACGATTATATCCGACCTTACGGAAATGTTTGGTAAAAAAGGAGAAAAACAAGCAAAACGAGCGTTCCAAATTAAAAAGGCCGCGAGTATATCAACCGCGTTAATAGACACGTTCTTAAGTGCGCGTTCGGCTTATTTATCGCAGTTTACACCCGTTCCCGACCCGAGTAGTCCCGTTCGTGGTGGTATTGCGGCGGGGTTAGCAGTTGCTACGGGATTGGTAGGGGTTGCTAAAATAGCTTCGCAAAAGTTCGAGGGCGGTGGTTCGGCTTCGGGCGGTGGTGGTGGCGCTGAAGGTGGCGGGGGTGGTATGGGTGGCGGTACACAAGCGCCTTCGTTTAACGTTGTAGGTAATAACGGACTTAACCAATTAGCGCAACTTCAACAACAACCTACGCAAGCCTACGTAGTTAGTGGACAAGTAACCACGGCTCAAAGTTTGGATAGGAATAGAATACAAAACGCAACACTTTAATAATAATTAAATTAATAAGTTATGAGAATCATAGAATTGATTATAGACGAACAAGACGAACAAAGCGGAATAGATGCGGTTAGCGTAGTTCATTCCCCTGCGATTGAAGAAAACTTTATAGCCCTAAATAAACACGAAATCGAACTTAAAGAAGTTGACACCGAAAAGAGAATTCTAATGGGTGCGGCATTAGTTCCTAACAAACAAATTTACCGACGAAACGCAAAGAACGAAGAATACTATATTTATTTCAGTTCGGACACGATTAGAAAAGCAAGTGAATTGTTTTTAATGCGCTCAAACCAAAACAACGCGACTTACGAACACGAGAAAAAGTTAACGGGTTTAAGCGTAGTTGAATCTTGGATAATCGAAGACGAAGAAAAAGACAAATCTAAACTATACGGATTCGACCTACCTAAAGGTACTTGGATGATTTCGATGAAAGTTAATAACGAAGAAGTTTGGAACGATGTTAAAGAAGGCAAAGTAAAAGGCTTTTCAATAGAGGGTTATTTTGCTGATAAATTCGAAATGAGCGCGGAAGAAGACGAAGCCACCGAGGTGGTAAACGAACTTAAAAAATTATTAAACATAAAATAAAATGAGTAACTTAAACACAATCCTAAACAAACTAGGGAAAATCGAAGAAATTCACGAAACTAATCTAGGTAAACACGAAATCGAGTTAAATACGATACAAAATATAATAAACTATGTTGTAAAATCGGAAGATATTATTTCAAAGTTTGAAAAATTAGAAGATGAATTCGAACCCGCAGAAAAAAAGATTTTAGCTTTAAGAAAACAAATGAACGCGTATAAACAAGAAGCAAAAATTGCTACCGATGTTTTACAAGGCGAATTAGAAAAGTTGGAAAAACAATCTAAAGAAATTGGAGTGGACTTAAATACAATACCCGCATTTAAGGAAGGTAAAAAGTCTTATGCTTATATTAGTGTTATTTCAAAAACTATTGACGAATACAATAAGCCAATATAAATAAACACGAAATAAATGGCTAAACAAACAAGCGTAACTACTCACGTTCGCAAACCAAAGGTAAAACGTCCTAACGTTCACGCTAAAAGTAAAACGAGCAAACTAAAAACGAGTAAGAATTACGTTAAATTAAATAAAGGTCAAGGATGAACGAAAACGGAAACAAACCACGAGCAGCGCGAACAAGTGGAAAAAGAGCGTGTTTATGTAAAGACGGAAAATACCGCCTTAAGTGTTGTACGGGCGAACTACAAAACCAAGGGATAGGAAGCGATGTAACACCACCGCAACCCGTGCCACCCGCACCGAATTGGAATCCACTACCATAAAAATGCAACAAACAAAAATTAAATAAGTTATTAGATTATGAAAAACATTTTAGACAAAATCAATAAGGCTCACGAAGTTGAAGCAACTAAGTTAGCAAAACACGAAGTAGAATTAGCGATAGTTCAAGACATTATAAAATTATTTTCCGATGGTCAAAATTTAGCTTCTACTGCGGGTTCAATGGTAGATAGTTCAGCGGTAAAATTTGCTGATGCGTTAAAACCATTAGAACAAGCAAAGAAATTAATTGAAAAAGTTTTAGTAGATGCAAAATCTTTAGGTGTTGAAATTCCTAAAGAAACGTTAACTATTTTTAATAAAGTAGATGAATTTATTAAGTATTCTAAAAACTCAATTAATACATTAAATAAAATATAAAATGAAAAATAGCACACTACTAGAAAAAATAAAGGCGTTGTTATCTAACGAAATTAAGTTAGAACAAATGCTTATGGGAGACGGAGTTACCAAAATCGAAGCGGATTCGTTCGAAGCGGGTAAAGAAGTTTTTGTCGTAACTGAAGACGAACAAAAAATAGCCGTTCCCGTTGGAGAATACGAACTTGAAGACGGACGAATTCTTGTTATTGTTGAAGAAGGTATTATTTCCGAGGTTAAAGAAAAAGAAGAGGAAGTAGAAGAAGTTGAGGAAGAAGTAAAAGAGGAAACTACCGAGTCTATGCCTGAAGAAGAAATGTCTGCGCCTGTATCTACTCCTAAAAAAACTATCGAATCCATAGTTAAAGAAACATTCTTTAGCGAAATGGAAAAACTTAAAGAAGAAAACGAAGCGCTAAAAGCAGAATTGGCTAAACTTTCAAAAGTTGACGTGATTGCAACTGAAGCAACCGAACTTAGCGAAACACCTACCCCAATTTCTTTTAACCCCGAAAACGAAGCTAAAACCGAGTTTACTAAAATCGGGAAAAAAGCACCACGCGGAATAATGGATTCCGTACTAGAAAAAATTAATAAATAATTAAAAAAAAGAAAAAATGCCAAATCCAAACATTACAACTACTTACGCAGGTCAATGGGCAGGTAAGTACGTTTCAGCCGCTTTATTAAGCGCACCAACTATCGAAGGCGGCGGGGTAACCGTTATGCCTAACATCAAATTCAAAAGCGTTATCCAACGTTTAGAAACAACTAACTTTTTACAAGATGCAACGTGCGACTTTAACCCTGCGGGACAAGTTAACTTAACCGAGCGTATCTTAGAAGTTAAAGACCTTCAAGTAAATATGACACTTTGTAAAAAAGAGTTTCATTCAACTTGGCAATCCATCGAAATGGGTTACTCTTCTTTCGATACTTTACCAAAATCTTTTGCTGATTACCTTATTGCTTATGCCGCTGAAAAAGTTGCAGCCGCCAACGAAATTTCTATTTGGCAAGGTTCGTCTTCTACAAGTGGACAATTTGACGGGTTATTTACAACCGCTCAAGCGGATTTACTTCTTCCACCCGCACAAAATATCGCAGGTGTTGCAATCAACGCGGGTAACGTTATTCCCGCTTTGCAATCGGTTTACGATGCTATTCCTGCTTCTTTGTTCGGTAAGCCCGACCTTAAAATTTACGTTGCACAAAACGTTCTTAAGGCGTATGTTGCTGCATTAGGTGGTTTTTCTGCGTTGGCTACGTCTAACTCGGGTGTTAACGCTCAAGGTACAATGTGGTATAACAACGGAATGGTAACTTTCAACGGATTGCCTATTTTTATGGCTAACGGATTGCCTTCTTCTTCTATGATGGCTACAACTACTTCTAACCTATACTTCGGTTGTTCTTTATTGAGCGACACGCAAGAAGTTAGAGTAATTGATACTTCGGCTACTTTAGGTGATGACAACGTACGTGTAATTATGCGTTACGCAGCGGGTGCGCAATACGGAGTTATTGAAGACATCGTAGTTTACGGATAATCAACCTAACCAAAATATAACGGGGTGGTGGATAAAACTGCCACCCTTTTTTTAACATTAAAAAACTAAAATAAAATGAGTTGCGATATTTCACACGGTAGATTAGAACCTTGTAAAGACGTAGTAGGTGGATTAAAAAACATCTACGTATTGAATTACGGACTTTACGACGAAACCGATATTACTTATTCTGCTACGGTAGGATTAG